TTGCTAATACTGAACCCTTTTGTCCAAGTGAGGCGTTCTGTGTTTCTTGAACTGAGTATTGATGTAAGTCTGCCATTTTTCTTCCTCTCTAAGGTTGACTACCGTGAACGAGACCGTTTGGTAGGTTATTTTTTAGTTGATTTTTCAGCCTTTTTTTTGGCTTGTTTAAATAATTTTTTTCCAGATTTGTTAATATGTACATCCCATCCTGCATTGATATTTTCTTGTGCTTCTTCAAAAGAATTAACAGGTTTAAAATGTCCACCCTTTTTTAATACAATCATAATTAAATCTCCCTTTTAAATGGGGGTGGTGATTAACCACCCCCATTATTATTTCCGGTACTTATCTTTATGGATTTAGAAGTTCAATTCCCATGACTTTATTTGCTGTCATTTTTTCTACACCATAGATAATATCTGCCACCACTTTGGTCGCAAGAAAATCTACGGAATATTCAGACTGAACCCTTATCTCCTGCTGAACCGCAATCGCCACAGCACCTCTTTTGATACAATATCCAACTTCAGTTCCTGTGGAAGCTGTTGTGCTAAACATCGAAGTTGTGATGACAGGCATACCAAAGAACATTGGAACATTACCACCTGCTGTTGGAGCATTAAAGTTGATACCTTGAGATTGATTGCCTGATGTAGCAGCGTTTGTCAAGCCAGTATGGGTAAGCATACCCTGTGCAAGCAAATCGGCATACATAGTAGAATTAACCAACCACATACATTCTCTTGGATCAAGGTCGTTTGCCAATAACGTAGCCACAGCAGTTTCTGCATCGGCTATCGCCAGTGTATTATCAGTTGCTAATGATTGAGTTGTTCCCAAATCATCAAGCTCTACAATGATGTCAGTATCAACCTGTTTCGCCAGTTGATAAGCCATAGCTTGAGCATATTTAG